CCCGAGCGCTGAATGCGATGATGGTTTATTCAACCTTTGTCGCAGATTCTGTGACATCGGAGCAATGGGAGAAATTCCATTCTTCGATGACACGACAGCCATCCGATCCAGACATTGTTCAGTCTGTTATTGATCAAACCCGCATTCCGAAATGGATGCGGGTGGATGATACTGTAGCGCTAACCTCATTCGAGGAGTTTGTAGTCGTCCATAATCTTAGTAATAAGGTTGTGAACGATCAGGTGGATTCCTTTGTCGAAACTGACACTGGAATGGCACTGTGGGAGGAATTCCCCCAGTACAAACAGTCTATCAAATCTGAAATTGCGAGCTCGATTGACACCCGAGTTCGCTTTGATGACTATTTGGGATACCATCCACCCTTAAACTCTGCCACCACGCGTGACCCAGTTGGGAAACTAGGTTGCACGCAGGAGCCGGGTTACAAACTTAGGGTTTTTGCTAGCCCTAACATCGTCCACCAAGTGGCTATGTCTCGTCTGAAGCGACAACTGTTTCGACTTTTAGCTAAAGTCAAATGGGACTGTACCTATGACCAGAGTAGTGGTACCCTCTGGGCACAGGAGCAGCTGAACCAAGGTAAGGAGTTGTTTAGCATCGATTTGTCAGATGCTACTAACAACTTCCCGCTCGAAGTCCAACTCCATGTACTCAGATCCATTGGGTGCAAGGAAGAGGATGTGAAACTGTTTCATCGTCTATCCAGAGCACCTTGGGGAGCATTCTTCAAGGAGTCTTGGGTCGGGCGGTGGTCAGTAGGGCAACCACTTGGCTTAGGTCCTTCTTTTCCAGCGTTTGCGTTAACCCATGGAGTTTTGGTAAACTCTCTTTGCCCGGATGGTCAGTCGAAAGACGCATTCCGCGTACTCGGTGATGACATAGTCATCTCGGGGGGTCAACTTGCAAGCAGATATCTGCGAGCAATGCATAAGCTAGGAATTCCCATTTCGGTGGATAAAACGATACGTTCAACCCAGTTTGCTGAATTTGCAGGCAAATTGGTTACTAGGGATGGTATCCTAGCCTCGTTGAAATGGAGGGATCCTAGCGATAGGTCCTTCCTTGATGTCGTCCGATTGCTCGGACCCCGCTCCTTTCCTATGTTAACTCCTAGGCAAAGACGGGTAGCGACATTCGTATCGGTCCTTCCGGAACCTTACGGTTTCGGTTGGAATCCGCGCGGTATCCCGCTCAAAGATCGGTTCGCCCTAGGGCAAGCCGCCGATGAGCTAACAATTGAGGAGGAGCGGAGTTACTTCCCGATCCAGCGCAGTTGGAATAGGCACCGCATGAACCTGAAACAGTCGTACCTCAGAGCTTGGTTCACACCGACTTTCATCGGTGATACGGATCCCGCTGTTGCAAAAGCAGCGGAGATAGGCTCTCGCCACCCACGACCAGTGGGCGGTATAGAACACCAGCTCTCGATTTCAGAGATGACTGGATGTCCTGTGAGGCTGTCGCAGTCGCAGTTAACACCCCAGATCACTAAGAAATTACGTGATATGGGTTTTGCAACTGCATCCACTTCTTCCGATCCTCGGGGAATGAACCCCCTCGAGTCCTGGGAGAAGCGGCTTGTGAAGCTCCAACCCGTTATAGATCAGCTAGGCCTTAGTGGTCTAGTGTCATGAACGGCAAGGTACCTCGCAAGAGGAGTAAGTGTCACCCCAGTCACGCTACGGTGTGATGTAAGGTGATGGCGTCCAACTTACTAAAGGGCCATGATGGCAATGGTATCATTAACACGATACCGGAGGGGGG